AGGGCCACCAGCTGCAAGTGAAGATTGACGGCGTGACCTATCTGGTTCATTCGTCCAATGTTGTGCTGCGACATTGATGGAAAGGAGGACACCACCCATGAGTGAGAAGATCATTGCATACAAGGCCATGGACAAAAATATGCAGTGCCGTGGCAAGCAGTACGAGGTGGGCAAGACCTACCATGAGGACAAGGCCGACTGCTGCCACGCTGGGCAAGGCAGCCGGAGCGGTTGGAGTACATCCGGCTGAAGCGGCAGCTGAGAGAAAAAAAGGAGGGGTGTGGCAGTGAAGCCGAGCATGGGAATTGCAGAGTGCTGCCAGATCATGCGAGATAACAACATTTCGGTGAGCGAGCCGATCTTTACCGGTATGATTCAGGCCGGCAGCTTCCCGGCATGGGCGGTGCCGTCTATTGACACCAAAAGCGCCGCCCCGCTGATCTCACGCGCCGGATTTATTGCGTGGGTGAAGGACTTTTACAAGCTCGAAAAAGTTTACACAAAGGAGGACCCGAAAGAATGAAACTCAAATCTACTACTTACTACTGGATGGCCGTCGTTTTTGGCGGCGTTGGAATGGGCACAGCTATGGGTGCAGAGGGCACCGCGCAGACCACAGGATACATCTCCGGCACGCTGTTTGCGGTGTCGCTGGTGCTGATTTTAGCCGCTGTTCTGCTGGCTCGTCTGGGCTTTGCCGCAGAGGACAGGGAGAGAGCCGCAAAGCGGCGCAAGTACGGCAAAATCAACCGCACCCACGCCCGTAACCCGGAATACCCGGAGAATCAGGAGCGCGGGGCATGATGACGGTTAAAGAGTACGTTGAGGGCAAAGTCAAATCCTACACGCGGCTTGCCGAACGCTGCAAGCGAGAAGCCGAAGCTTCAGACGACATTGTTGTCCGGGCCGGATACTCTGCACGGGCAAACGTCTGGGAGATGTGCGCCGAAGAAATGGACAACGTGCGGGAGATGCTGCAAGAGGAGTCCGGGGAGATCACGTATGCCTGACACTGTCCGCCATGTCATGTGGCACACCGTGTATGACGCAAAAAAAAGAAGAGCCTGCCCGTGCGCCAACACGGACAAGCCCAAAGGGTGATGAGTTTCGCCGCCCATCACCACAAAAATAGCACAAAACAGGAGGTTTTACAAGTGGCGCTTTTGCAGATCTATGACGGGCTTGAAAAACCCGCCGAAACTTTTAGAGAGACGCTCTGCGCAGACAGTGGGAGAGCTGATCCAGCAGGCGGATGCACTGTCCGAAAAGGAACACGCGCAAGGTTATCCCCGCAATACCTACATCGTATATAACAACGATGGTGAGAGAGTTTATCAGAGGTGGTGAATATTTATGCAAGAAGAATTGACCGTCCGGGTGGAGCACCCGGAACTGCCCGCAATCCGGTGGAATGAAGCTGAGGTGCAGCAGAATCTGACCGAGATGCTGGCCGCCTACACCGGCCGCGTCTACACACCGGAGACCATCAAGGATGCCAAGGCCGACCGCGCCGCAGTGAACAAGCTGGACAAGCAGCTCTCGGATGCTGCCCGCAGTGCAAAGGCCTTTTACATGAAGCCGTTGGAAGAGTTCTTGCAGAGTGCCAAGCAGATGCAGGGTCAGTGTAAGGCTGTATCCGGCGCAATCGATGCTCAGGTCAAGGCTGTGGAGGAAGCCGAGCGGCAGGACAAGCAGGATGCGCTGCGAGCTGTCTATGCCGACTGCATCGGAGAACTGCGGGAGCTTATCCCCTTTGACCGCCTGCTGATGCCGCAGTGGCTCAACAAGACCTATGATCTGGCAAAGGCCAGCCGGGAGCTGCGCAAGAGCGTGGAGACCCGGCGGGAGGAGCTGCGTCTGATCCGGGAGACCTGCGGAGAGGACGCAGAGGCTTGCACCACGGAGTATCTGCGTGAACTGAATCTGAACGCTGCCCTTGTGGAGCATAGCCGCCGCCAGAATGCCAGGGACGCACAGCGCCGCGCAGAAGCCGAGAGAATGGCCGCAGAGCGGGCGCAGGCCACCGCTCCGGTCATTATCCCTCCGACCGATGAAGAACGCCAGATCGCCACAGAAGCGGCTCAAACGGCGCAGGCCAATGCAGCCATTACGCCGGATGGCAGGTTGGATTTCAGCATGCTTCAGAAATTTGCAGAGCCTGCAAAGCCGGCAGCTCCTGCCCGCAAGCAGTATCGTTTCTGGGTAGAGTTCACCCGCGAGGACATCGCATGGTTCAAGCAGGGAGCCGCAGAGCGCGGTTTCCGCTATGGTTCTATCAAATAATTTTGGAGGTATTTACTTATGGCACTTACTCGTCCCGGCGCACCCGCGCCTACTTCGTCCGTTTCCAATGCACAGGCTCTGGCAAACCGTTCCGTTCAGAACGCCAACCGTGCAGGCAGCACTGCTATGCAGGCCGCATCTCCGTCCGTTCCGGTGGAGATCACTGCTGCTGATGGCCAGCACCTCGTCGTCAGTTTTGACGAAGTACGACGTTTTATTTGCGACAAAGCCACCGATGCTGAATGCAAGATTTTTTTGGAGACCTGCAAGCAGTATCACCTGAACCCTTTCACCAAGGAAGCCTATCTGATTCACTACGACAACAAGAACGAGGATACCGCAAGCACCATCGTGCTGGGCAAGAACTGCTATATGCAGATGGCTGAGCGTCACCCTGCTTATGATGGTTTTGAAGCCGGCGTGATCGTCCTGACCGCAGATGGCCAGCTGCTGAACCGTGAGGGTTCCATCGTCTATGATGGAGACAGCGGCGAGACCCTTCTCGGCGGCTGGGCAAAGGTCTACCGCAAGGACCGCACCCGTGCCAGCTACGAGGAAGTCAAGCTCAGTGAATACGACACCGGCAAATCCCTTTGGAACGGCAAAAAAGCGACCATGATCCGCAAGGTGGCGCTGGTGCACGCCCTTCGTGAAGCGTTCCCGTCTACCTTTGGCGCTCTGTACGATGAGAGTGAGGTGCGTGTGGATGCCGAAAGCACCGCTCGTGATGTGCCGCCTGAAGAGCTGCCGGTGCTGGATCCTTACGCAGGTTCCCACCGTCACCGCAAGACGGCAGGCACCCTGATCCCTGCCCCGGATGCACCCTCTGCAGAGGAAAACGTCGATGATCCGTTTGGCGGTGATGATGCATGATCGTCCAGACCAAGAACGGCATCATGCTGCACGGCGAGATCGCCAAAGACCCGGTGCTCCGGGATGCCGGGCAGAAGCAGGTGCTGAAGTTTGACCTGAAAGCCAGCCGCACACAGGATGAATCCGGCAAATGGCAGAGCTTCTTTGTGGGTGTTAACCTCTGGCACGGCATTGACCAGTGGGACGGCATGCTGCAGAAAGGCGATCAGGTCACAGTTTTTGCTCAAAAGCTGAAAGAGCGGGAGTATAACGGCAAGATCTATTACGACGTGGACGCGGATGATGTTCAGCCCGGCGGGCTGGTGACGTTCCGCTGGCTGCAGCAGATGATCGACCTGATGGCACAGCCCGGCCCTCCGCCGGAACCTGCAGAACCGGCAGCAAGCCCGGCAGATCTGCAGGGTGCGCAGATGTACCCCGGCGAAAGCCTTGCAGACTACGCGCCGCACAGCACTGACGCTCCGGAAGCGGCCCCTTCTGCTGAGTATGACCCCATCAACGATGATGCCGAAGACCTTCCGTTCTGATCTCGCAAGCTGTGCTATCTGGCTATACGGGCGTGCAAAGGAGGTGAAAGCAGTTGAAAGAGGAAGAGCAGAAAAGCATAGTCATTTACAAATCATGGAAAAAGCCGTTGCGGAAATTGTCTCTGGAGCAAAAAGGCAGGATTTTTGACGCGCTGCTTGATTTCCCCGATCCGCCGAATTTTGAGGACGACCAGAAGCTCGAAATGGCGTGGGATTTTATGTCCGAGGCGGTGGAATCAAATTCTAAAAAATGGAACGAAAGACGAGAAAAGAGAGCTGCTGCAGGGCGTAAAGGCGCAGAAGTTACAAACGGCAAGCGTCAGCAAAACGCGGCAAATCCGGCAAATGCCGACTTTGACGAGCAAAAACAGCAAAACGCGGCAAATCCGGCTGTAAATGGTAATGTAAATGGTAATGGTAATGGTAATGGTAATGGTAATGTAAATGGTAATGGTATATCACCTAACGGTGGTGTATATAATAGCGCCGCCGCCGTTGACGTAGAACTTTCTAAAATCGTCCAGCATTATCAGCAGGCCGTTGGGGACTTCCCGCGCTCTGCGCTGGACAAGCTGCAGAAGTGGAGGCAGGAGTACAGTACAGAGATGATCCTGCTGGCGATTGACAAGGCCACAGAAGCCGGAAAGCGCTCGTGGAACTACATCAATGGCATATTGTCCGGCTGGAAACGAGACGGCCTGCGTACGCCGGGAGATGTGGAAGCCAACGAACAAAACCGACAAGCCAGACCGCGAGGCAAGCAGCCAACCGAGACCGTAGATGACCAGCTTGCACGGGTGCTGGCAAAGATGGACAGAGAAAGAGGGTTTGAGACATGACACGGGAAGACGTGGCAAAACTGATTCGCATGAATTTTGTGCTGTACAAGCTGGGATCTAAGCCACTGACCGATGATGAGATGCAGACCACCATCGATGTGTGGACGTACCAGTTTGGCGACTATGACGGCGATACTGTCAAGCGGGCTTTTCTGGCGGCAAACCGGGTATGCGTTTATCCGGTCACGGTGGCCGACATCTTCAAGCAGCTTTCCCAGTGTCTTGACCCGTCCGCTGAATGGGAAGCTCTGGCTGTAGCGGCACGCAAGGCACAGACATTTTTGAGCTGGCGAAAGTTCCCGATGGTGATCGGCATTGACGAAAAGGGCGGGCTGCTGCGTAGTGACGGGCAGAAAGAGTTGCAAGCCCTGTATGACCAACTCCCCCCGGCGGCAAAATCCTATGCCGGAAGCGTTGGAGGGCTTTCAGAGCTGGCTGAAATGCCGGACCTTACATACCGCCGTGCCGAATTTTTGAAGCAGGCGCAGGCCGATATCACCACCGCCCCCCGTGAAGCGGCAAGGCTGCGGGCGAGTGAACTGACAAGGAAGGAGCTGCAAAATGGGTGAATTGATTGTGACCTTTGGTGAAGATGGAAAGGCACACATGTACGACAGTGATTTTGACGTGACCATCCATTGTGAAGACGAACAGCAGATGAACGAAGCCGTGGAGCTGCTCCACCTTGCAAACCGGATGCATTGGCGCAAGACGTCAGAGAACCCACCGACGGAAAAGGATGCCGCATACGGGAAAGTGATTGCTGTCTTTATGGACGCTAAATTTGCTCAAGCTGCGCCGTGGGATTTTGTGGCAGTTGACCCGCAGCTTTATCCAAGATGGATGCCGATGCCGGAGGTTCAGAAAAATGAAAATCCTTAACCCCTGCAAAAACTGTCCCGACCGGCACCCGATCTGCCACGACAGCTGCCCACGGTATGCCGAGTACAAGCGTCAGTTGAAAGCGCAGCGCATCTACACCAGCGGGAACCACGCGGCGGAGCGGATCAGCCGCAACGATTTCAACAAAGAAGGATGGATGGGAGGAAGAAAACGGTGAAAGTGCTGATTGCCTGCGAGAAATCGCAGGAAGTGTGCAAGGCGCTCTGGGCGTTGCAAAGGCTATGTCCGAACAATGGGGGTAAACAGATGAAACCGAAAACGAAATCCGAGCTGATGGCAGAATGGGCCAGCCAGCCCGGGCAGCTCAAGAAAGAGCGGGAGGTCAAGGCTGTCCGCAAGGCGATGGACGATGCCCGCGCCGTGATGCGGGACGGGCTGAACCGGTACGTCAAGAAAAAGACCAAAGCCCGCAGCATGGCAAAGGCTGAAGCTGACCCATTTGCTGAGCTGGAAGGCTGGGAAAGCATGGAGCAGATCCAGGATGCCTACGGCTATGGCGAGATCACCGCCGACAGGCGGGACAAACTCACCGACCTTTGGGAAGCCCGGGAAGCTGCCAGAAACAGCCGCAAGGGCGCGGACAAGTACCACGACCTTGTGACAGAGATGCTGGAAACGGCCATCCGCCGGGTGGGCAATGAGTACGCAGATATGCTGTTTGAGTATGACCAGCAGCGCCGGGAAGCAGAAAAGCAGTGCGAGCAGCTGGCAATGGAAGGGATGATGAAAAAATGAAGGCTGTTCTGATAAGCATCAAGCCCAACTGGTGCAAGCTGATTTGGAGCGGGATGAAAACCGTGGAGGTACGCAAGACCCGCCCGAAGCTGGAAACACCGTTCAAGGTGTACATCTACTGCACTGGTGCTGAGACATGGTGGCAGAGATTTCCAAAGACCGGGTTACAGAAGATGGATGAGCGCTTCATCGGCACTTTTGTCTGCGATGAAATCTACAGAATCGACAGGGACTGCGTTGGGTTCAATTTCACGGCCTCGAGTCTGGATTTGCCGGTTTACACCCTGCCGGAAAACAACGACGAAGAACGTAATGCCAAGCGAGAAGAGCTTACCACTTGTCTGACCGATGCAGAGCTTTCCAAATATCTCGGTATTCACCCGGGATATGGCTGGCACATTTCCAACTTAAAAATTTGGAATGAACCCGCAAGACTCAAAGATTTTTGGGGCATGAAGCCTTGCAGGCATGGTGGCGACTGTTGCACTTGCCTGCAATGGGACAACATGAAGGAAAAGTGCTGTGCATCAAGATACATTTCCCGCCCGCCGCAAAGCTGGTGTTACATGGAGGACGGCGAATGAAGTTGACTCTCTACGGCGACCCCCGTACCAAGAAAAACTCCGCACGCATCCTAAAAAGTCAATCAGGCGGGCACTTTGTGGCCCCTAGCAAGGCCTACGTGGATTATGAGACGGACTGCCTGCGGCAAATCAAAAGGCCTCGCAGCCCCATTTCTGCCCGTGTGAACGTGAGGTGCGTATACTACATGAAGACAGCCCGCCGGGTCGATCTGGCAAACCTCATCGAGGCAACCACGGACATTCTGGTGAAAGCCCGGGTGCTGGAGGACGACAACCGCAAGATTGTCGCCGCCCACGATGGCAGCCGGGTGGAGCTTGACCGGGAGAACCCGAGGGTGGAAATTGAGATTGAAGAAATGGAGGAGTAAAGCCGCATGAATCAAGTTTTTCTAGTTATCGGCGCAACGCTCTGCTATGTTGGTGGATTTGGCGTCATGATTTTTCTTTTGGCCGTCCTGACTGAGATGTGCATCGAAATCTGGGACGGAAAGTTTAAGCAAATCTGTCTCAGATTTCAAATCAATCCGGCCGATGTTGCCTATTTGGCTGAAAACAGAAAAGACATTGAAACGTGTCTTGATAAGCAGCGCGTTCAATGGCCAAAAACGGATACTGCACCTTCTGGATGGTGGGGCTGTCCAAAATGCGATGCGCTGAATCAATACATCAAAGACGACGAGTCGGTTGCATACTGCCGCCGCTGTGGACAGGCGGTCAACATGTTTCTTTTTCAGGAGGGGTACAAATGAGTCACACATGGACACCTGACACTGACACACCGAAGCCGGACGGAACCGATTACCGGTCTGTCAAGGCGTGGCTGAACCGCTACCGCGAAGCAGAGAAAAGATACTACTTGCTGTCTGACCGTTTGGCCGAAGCACAGGAGGCCACCCGGCACATCACCCAGAGCCTCAGCGCGGCCCCCGGCGGCAGCAAAGATGGCCAGAGCCTTGCCCGGGCGGTGGAACGCGAAGAGGAAGCGGAGCGCCGTGCTTATGAGCAAAGAGCAGTCTGCGACAGGCTGTTCCTCGAGATCAGAAACGCGCTCGCCCAGATCCAGAACGAGAAAGCATACACGGTGCTGTACAAGTACTATCTCGATTGCCTCACGTGGGACAGGATCGCAAAAGATATGAATTACTCTCTGCGCATGGTCTATGTCTTGCGGCGCAAAGCAATGGAGGAGCTGAGCCTTTAAAAACATTGCACTGTCATTACATTGCGGTTTCACTATTACATGGTGTAAAATTGTATCATCGGAAAAGCCAAAAGGCAAACCGATGCACGCAGCCTTCGAAACGTGCTCCTTCTTGACATTTTCCTCTTCCTCCTTTCAAGCTTGCAGGTTTTTGTTCTCTCTTCACGTTTCGCGGGCTGCTTCTATGCGAGATTTTGGCACGGCTCCATTCAGGGCGGCGGCTCTGAGTGTCTGGGGAAGGGCGCGCACCTTCCTCTCCGCGTGGTTCGAATCCACGGTTTCGCACCATATGGCGCATGGACTAGACAACCCGCAAGGCCGCACGTGCAACCTCCCGTGCCAAGAAAAGGCCTTAGAATCCTTGCCAAGGTGTAGCTTTCCTGACAGGATGTGCGCCAACCAACAGCCCCGGCGGCGAACCGGAGCTGTTTTTATATGGCCGCCTGAGCGCAGTCTGGAGCGCGGCGCGTGTGTGTAGACACGGCTGGTTCGATTCCAAGGGCGGCTTTTATACTCCGGTAGCTCAAGCGGTAGAGCAGCGGTCTCCAAAACCGAATGTTGCAGGTTCGAGTCCTGCCGGGAGTGCTTGCGTGCCCTAGAGCGGGCCGCGCAATAGCGGGGCATCCGGCCGCGAAAGTTCCGGATGCAGCAGCGCCCACCGTTTGACGCATGTCCAACGCACTGAATGCACGGGCGCTGCTTATATGCCGTCATAGCTCAATAGGCAGAGCGCCGCCCATTTAAGGCGGGACAACGTTGGTGACACCACGGGAACATCACTGCACAGCCAACCACTGCGCACATCCATTCCGTGGGTGCTGGTTCGAATCCAGCTGGCGGCACATTCGATATTTTGACCGTTCGGATTTCCGGGCGGTTTTTTGCTTTACAGGGAGGTGAAAGCAATGATTCAGAAAGAACTGCTGAAAATGCCGGTCGCAGATCTGGTTCCATACGAGAACAACCCGCGTGTGATCTCCCCGGAAGCCGTGAACGCCTGCGCGGAAAGTATGCGGCAGTGTACCGCGCTTGACCCCATTGAGGTGGACGAAAACAATGTTATTCTGAGCGGGCACACTCGACGCCTCGCCCTGATGCAGCTGCATGTGGACATAGCTGATGTGGTACGTTACACAGGGCTGACCGAAGAACAGAAGCAAAAATATAGAATCCTCGCCAATAAGACTGGTGAAATGTCCGGGTGGGATTTCGGAAAACTCGAACAAGAACTGGCAGAAGTGGACTTTGGGGAATTTGACTTTGATTTTGACCTTCCTGCTGGTGACAGCAAAGAAACGAAGGTTGCTGAGGATGAGGCTCCCGAAGTTGACGAAGCCGCACCTCCAAAGGCAAAGCTGGGCGATATCTGGAAGTGCGGCAGGCATCGCGTTATGTGCGGAGACAGCACGAATGCGGAAAGCGTCAAAACCCTTATAGGGGGGGCGCAGGCTGATATGCTGCTCACTGATCCGCCGTATAACGTGAACTATGGAGCAGTGCGTGACGTAAGCGAAGCCGTAAAAAGACGCAAAAGAACAGATGGTCTTCTCATACAAAACGACAACATGGGCGATGAAGAGTTCAGACAGTTCCTGACCAGCGCTTTCAGAAGCGCCGACGCTGTAATGAGACCTGGCGCTGTTTTTTATATTTGGCACGCGGATGGAGAAGGGTATAACTTCCGTGGGGCGTGTAAAGACGTTGGTTGGACTGTAAGACAGTGTCTGATTTGGAACAAAAACACGTTATGCATGGGGAGGCAGGATTACCAGTGGAAGCATGAGCCTTGCCTGTATGGATGGAAAGATGGCGCAGGACATCTATGGACAAGCGACAGAAAACAGACAACCGTTCTTGATTTTGACAGACCGGTTAAGAGTGAGCTGCACCCAACGATGAAACCGGTTGCGCTTTTTGACTATCAAATCAAAAACAACACAGAAAGCGGGAATATTGTCCTTGACCTGTTTGGGGGAAGCGGGACAACGTTGATCGCCTGCGAGCAGAACGGAAGAACAGCTTATCTCATGGAGTATGATCCGAAGTACGTTGATGTCATTGTGAAGCGATGGGAAGACCTAACGGGAGAAAAGGCCGTTCTTGTAAAAGAGGTGAGCTAAGATTGGCCGAAAAGGTAAATTCGAGCAGTGGTTAGAACCGGAAGGGCTAACGCTGCTTCGCGGTTGGGCAAGGGATGGCCTGAAAGACAAGCAGATTGCCGGGAATATGGGAATTTCAGTATCCACTCTCTGCGAATGGAAAAACAAATTTTCCGAATTATCGGAAGCTTTAAAAAAAGGCCGAGAAGTTGCGGACTACATTGTGGAGAATGAGCTGTTCGAAAGCTGCAAGACCCGCACCGTAACCGTAAAAAAGCCCATCAAACTGAAAAAGGTCATGGTGGATGGAAAAAAGCGGCTTGAAGAAGAACGCATCGAGTATGCAGAGGAACAGGTCGTCGTTCCAGCCAACGTGACGGCTCAGATATTCTGGTTGAAAAACCGGCGGCCTGAAAAGTGGGCAGGTGTGCCGGAAGAAACGAGGGCAGAGGAGCATGACGACGATGGCCTGCTTGAGGCCCTGAGCGCTGCCGCAGACATCAGCCCGCCGGATGACGTGGAGATGCTTCCGGAGGAAGAGGACGACAATGCGGAAAAGTAACGGTTTTCGATGGAAAGCCCTCAGCCAGCGGCAAAAGCAGGTCTTGAGC